TTGCTGAAGTTGCAAATACGTTGATGTTTGTTGCTTCAGGATTTCTGAACGATAGAATACCTAAAAGGTATGCGTAGTAGTCAGTGTTCGCAAAATCTTGTGTGTTGTTTTCAACAACAATTCTCTTGAACAAACCTTCACCTGTTGCTGTTGGGTATCTTGTAGAAGCCGCAGCTCCTGCCAAGTAACCTGATGCTCCAAGTTGGAATCTATCAGCATTTGTTCTATATTCTCTGTAGATATCCCATCCGTCAAATCCACCCGCGAAACATACTGTGTATTTTCTTGAGTAAATAAAGTAGTAAGGGTTTTCTTGAGTTTCAGGGTCAAATCTGAAATCAGCAACTCCACACTCGAAAGCTGGAGTACCACTCGTTTGATAAGAATTTGCTATTGTTACAACAGTTGCACCTGAGTCCATATGGAATCCTTTCGAAAGGTAATTCCAAGAAGCTCCATCAACAGGAACAGGAGATACAATCCAATTATTTGGATTTTGTTTACCTTTGTACGTTAATAATGATTCGTCAACACCTAACACTGTTGAAAATCCTAAGTAACTTCTTCTTACAACATCACCAGCAGATTCCACTGAATTATCACCACCTGATGGAGTACCAAAAGGAGGGTTATATATTGTTTCACCAGGGAAATAATATTTTGTTTTGAATTGAGGTACAGGAGAAGGATTCAATACTGAACCGTATTCTCTTTGTGTATATCCGTAGAATCCACATGGTAAAGCATCGATTGGAGCTTCATCCGACATCTCAACCATAATATATTTTGAAATCAGAGCGTATTCACCGTTAGACGAACCAATCTTCTTAGCAACGAAGTTGTTAGAAGCTGGGTCCATATTACAGTTTGTAAACTTCTCGATAACTATTGGGTTAGCATCTGAATCGAAGAAATTTCTAACAAGGACATCAAACGTCATATTGTTGAATGATAAGTTCGCAATAGAAACTTTAACTTCTACGTTAGCTGCATCCCCATCAGAAATTGAAATAAATCTGAATAACTTATAAACCTTATTACCTCTCAATTCTGAAACCAAGAATGGAGTCATAGGTGATTGATATTTTTCAAGCCAAAGTTGTCGAAACCTAAAACTTTAGTTATAAATTTAGATGAAGCCGCTGATAAAGAAACTTCGAAACTAAATGTGTCGTTATCTTTTGTGATACCCGATAGTAAGAAAGTTTCATATGGGTTTTTTGTAACACCTGAATATTGACCACTACAAACCATTGTAAGAGCACTCAATCCTGAAACCGTACCTCCTGAATTAACTTCATATATAGGACCATGTGCATTACTTGAAGCACTGTTTTCAAATAATGAAATACCTCTTGAACGAAGTGTTGCAACAACCATGTTGTTGTAATCTGAGAAAGCAGTACCTGACCAAGTATAAACATTACCTGATAAAGTACCAGTGTAGGTTGAACTTGCACCTGAAGCAATTGCAGTTACTCCATAATCCATTGAATAACCCGAGTAGTTATCACCACTGTAGTTATCAAAGTTTGCGTAGTACCAAGAGTCATTCGAAGAAGCTGTTAAATCATTACCAGCTATGTTCATACTATCTGTAAGGTATACGTTATTAAGATTAGGATATTGTGCTAAAAATGCGTAAAAATCACCTTCAGGAAGTGTACCATAAATGTTACCTGTGTTACCTGAAATCGCGTTGTTCGCGATGATGTTATTAATAAATCCTATAATATCTGCTTGAATATTGGAAGTGCTTCCATCGAACATTCTATATTGTTCTGTTAAATTACTTTGAATCTCATAAGGGAATACACTACCGAAAGATATTGTGTTCGCAGATGAATTGAAAGTAAAGTTCACCGACCAAGGAGTTGGTGTAATAGGGTTGAATCCAATAGTTGTTGGGTCAACGTTTGCCTTTACCTTGATGCTCCATGAAGGACCCGCATCATATCCAGACAATCCAAGAATTCTCGTTACGAATAATTGGTTTGATTGTTGTAAGTAAGACTTAGCAATATAAGCCGCCTCATACTTTGGGATTTGTGTGTTCACAAATTTTGTTGGTTCAGTGCCACCGACAGGTGATACATATACTTTTTGATTTACTTGTGTTGCCATTATAAAATTGTTCTTTGCAGATTTATTTTATTGATAAATATTCATATCTGAATGAAAAAACTTGACTTTTAGATATCTATTTGTAAACAGGGAGAATTAATTCTGCCTTTTTTCTGCCTATGAAAACAAAGAAGGAAATAAAGAATATTAAGATATCACCAGAAGCCCACGATATGTTAAAAAAATACTGTGATAAAAGAGGAATAAAAATTTACAAATTCTTAGAAAATTTGATACAAGAAAAGTGTAAAGAAAAGAAAGACGTTTACGGGGAGAACTAAACTAATTTACAATCAAATTTAATTGTACCTTCCTGAGTGTTATCGTTTTTGGTAACAGATATCAGCAACAAATCGTTTGTTGTGATTTGAATCTTATTTACGTTAGAACCATAATAGTCCCCATTAATATAAACATCGAAGTTAGAAATATTTTCTGAACCAACCCAAGTCATATCTGCAGTGAAGTCAATCATCTCTGAAAGACTAGTAACACCCGACACATATAAAAAATTAGATAAAAATTCTGAAGGGTTTTCAGGAAACTTACCCCTTCTTTTTCTTAATAAAGATGTATCAACTTCAACAACTTGTGCAACTCTTGCAATTGCGGGCTTAACCTGAAATTCTTCTTCATCAATAAGATATCCTAACATGGTGAAGTCATAACTCTGAATATAGTACTTTCTCGCATCCAAAGTCATTTGTGACTCATCAGAAATATTATTCATTACAATTGGAACGTATTGACCCTTGATAAATGTATATGCCTGTCTAGATGAAAATTTTTGAAGAACAATTTTATTTAATTGATTCAACTCTCTCATTCTATTACAAACAATTTTAACACTATAATTAATATCTACAGGAACAGGTTGAGGTATTGTATATATATCCATACCTTGTTCATTACCATTCCATGTTGGGACAGACGCATAATAAAATTGTTTTCGTTGCTGATTCAACATACTGTGACCAGTTTTGTGTTGTTAATATAATATCAATCATAGGAACTATCTTACCCCCCGTCACAACTTGTAAGTCACCTTTAACAAAATCCAACATCCCTCTGTCCAAGTCAGCGTGTAATACCGACTTAGGAAGATACGTTCCATCTTTTTTAATATATTCAAGAAGTTGCTCTCTCCTTTCAGACAAAGTCTTTTTAGGTACTAAAGGTAATGTTGGTATGACCTGTTTAGGTAAAGGCATATTAGATTCCGTTAAATTCGTTTTCACTTACCCATGTAGCAACAATCGTTCTATAAAAAGGCTTGTAACCACCATAAGTGTGTTTATTATCAGATTTCACATATCCATCGTCACTAACAACATAATATCTTACTCTATCCTCACTTTCATAATATCCAAGATAATCACCCATGAATATATCAACACCCATATCTTCTAAAGTTTTTTGGTAAATACTAAATCTCATATTACCTGGCTCCTGTAATTCAACTCTCGAATTACCTACAGTTTTGTTGGTGGGAGCCATTACTTGAACGTATCCTTTGAGTTCTACAGGTGCTAAGAATTGAATACCGTCCTCCAAGAAGTTCATATCACCAATTAACCACTCTTCACCCATACCAATATCAAGGGCATAATCCTCACCCCCAAAAAATTTACCAAGTCTTGTTATAGGAACTAATTTCTCTGCCATCCTTAATTGATTTATTCTTATTGATAAATACCCAATTAATAATTATATTTTAAACTATATGGAAAACAAAACACAACAAAAGGTACAATTTAAAGAGAGTCCAATACACGGTTGGGGTGTATTTGCAACTCAAGACATAAATAAAGATGAGATAATCGAGGTATGTCCTGTTTTGTTTCTTCCCGCAAAAAGAGGAGAGATTAACTACACACTTGTAGATTACGCATTCCAATGGCCAAGAACAGACGATTGGCAAAACTTTGTTGTCGCTTTAGGTTATGGGTCACTTTACAACCACGCCAACACACCAAACGCGAACTGGACTAACGATGTTGAAAACAAAACATTCATATTCTTTTCAACTAAACCAATTAAGAAAGGGGAGGAAATTTTTATCTACTATGGAGATGAAAATTATTGGTCTGACGGCAGAACACACGTAGATGTAAAATGAGTTCAACAGAAATATCATTAGAATCAAAAGCAATTTCGCTACTTGAAAATTATGAAGGAGCGAACAATTATATATTGGAGTTAAAACGAAAGTCTCAAGTCAACAAAAAGTTTTACCCAACAAGAAATCAATCTGAATATATAATTAACAACCACGACAAACAACCAAAAGTTGCAAAGAAGTGGGTGATTCTTGATGCATATTTCGCACAAAAACTTGCTGATGATAAATTATACACCGAAGTTCCGCAAAGGGTTTGGGTAGAAAAGTTATTGGCAGAAAAGGATAAAGCATATCACATTTGGGGTAGAGTTTGGGAAACAGAACAGTTTCATGATTTTTGGTTACCTAAAGCTTCTATTATAAAAGACAACACCGTTAAAGATGTTGTAATCAATTATGAAAAGTATTCGAAAAGACCTCCACTGGCACACCAAAAAGAAGCAATCCAAAAACTTGTGGAAAACAAAAAATATATTTTGGCAGACGACATGGGTTTGGGTAAAACCACATCTACTATTATTGCTGCTTTAGAATCTGGTGCTAAAAAAGTATTAATTATTTGCCCCGCAACACTCAAGATAAATTGGAAAAGAGAAATTGAAAATTATTCAGACAGGACAATATACATTGCTGAAGGTAAACATTTTAGTACTGAACATGACTTTGTTATAATAAACTACGACATATTAAAAAATTTCCATGACTCTAAGAAGAAAGATGATTCTCAAATTTTGGCTTCCAATTTTGATTTGGTGGTCGTTGATGAAGCACACTATATCAAAAATGCTCAAGCCCAAAGAACTAAACTAATCAACGATATCGTGAAAAGAGTTGATAGACTTTGGTTATTAACAGGTACACCTATGACCTCAAGACCAATTGACTATTATAACTTATTGAGTCTCGTTGACTCTCCCGTTGCAAAAAATTGGATGGCATATGTTATTAGATATTGTAGTGGGTATCAATTCAAAGTTGGTGCTCGTAAAGTTTGGAATGTAATGGGTTCATCAAATTTGGAGGAATTGAGAGAAAGAACTTCTAACACGATAACGAGAAGACTAAAAGAAGATGTTTTAGATTTACCTGATAAAATAATCACACCTGTTTATCTGAGGTTGAAATCCAAAGACTATGAAGAATTGATGGGCGAATATTATAATTGGTATGATAAAAACCCTGATGAATCTAAATCACTCACAGTTCAATTCACCAAACTTACAAAAGTAAGGCAGGTGATTGCAAATGAAAAAATATCTCAAACCATAGAATTGGCTGAGAACATTTTGGAACAAGGAAAAAAAGTAATCATTTTTTGTAATTTTACAGATTCTCTTAACCAAATAGTTGAACACTTTGGTAAATCCGCAGTTAAGGTTGACGGGTCAATGACCAAACAAGATAGACAGTT